TCTGTACCTCTGAGGTTTGCATAGATCTGGTTGTCAGCATACTGCTTGTTGGAATCGCCGCCGGACGGAGACTCGCTTACGCTGGTAAGACCTGACCAAGCAACGCCAGGCGCGTATTTTGTACCCTGCTGTGTGCTTTCTTCATTGTAAACATACAGGACACCCCTGTCGGTACCTGCTTCTACATACTTCTGACCTTCCTGGTCCCAATGTAAAGCAAATTCAGTTGTAGGCATAGGATGCTTCCTCCTTAATAATAAAGTGTATAAACTTCGTGATTCAAGTTATCGGCTTTGTAACTTCGATCGTGGTCACAAAACCTAAAAAGAGTCGGGAATTCTTGAAACAAGGACCAATCCGGATCCTTTGAAATGAGAATTACCGAATACCTTGTGTGACCTATGTATTTAACATTGTCCGCCTTGTCGAACTCGATCTTCTCTCTTGAGTAGACGATTCGATTTCCACGGTTCATCTGTAAGCCATCTGGCGGTTGGAAGTATACGTACTCAGAACCGAGTGCGGCTTCAAGCTCAGCATGTAAGTCTAGTCTTGATTTCATTCGTATAAACCTCCAACCGTCAGAGCTATGCGTGGGTAATTTGTCGGATCTGCGCCTGTCACCTTCCACTTCTGCCCGAGATACTCTATGTAACGAATATGAGCGAAGTTCTTGTAGGCAAACGGGTCAGCGATGATCTCAATTGTAAAGTCAATCTTGATGTCGTCGATAACCTGACCCGAATTCTGGTATGAGCTTTTCCAGCTTAATTTATCGCCAGAGTAAGGATACTCTTCCGGATCGCCTTCCTGAAAAACGCCGGGTGCAGTTTTTATCGGAATTACAAATCCGACATTGCCATACCATCTAGCCATACCAATTTACTCCCATTTTGAATTACTGAGCGTGACGCATGTAGATTGCAGAGTACGGTCTGATCAGAGCGCCGGAGCAGCGAGTCTCGATCAGGTACTTCTCCTGGTTGTAGTCGATGTCGAAGTCTTCGAACATGTTGACGGAGCCGCCCTTATCAGCACCAACGTTATAGTCGTTGAGGTTGATGATAAGCATGTAGAAGTCTGCCGGTACGATCTCTTCCGGAATTGTTACGATCTTAGAAACACGAAGCTTTGTAGCCAGCTTCTGCTCGTTCTCGTACAGCGGATGGCCGATACCGTCCTCAAGAAGCAGCATGTCAGACAGCATGTCTTCTGTCATGAACGCGATCGGGTTGCCGGAGCCTCTGTAAGCCTTACGAGACTTGATAGCGCCGCGGATGATGGCCTTAACTGTAGCATCGTTGTCTACGCCTGCAGTAACATCCCACTTAACGCAGAAGAGGTCGTCTTCCTTTGTGATCGGGCGGATGTGCTCTTCGCTGATCTTATCCTGGCTGATCGGGCTTCTGCCATCACCAAAGAGGAATGCACGAGCAAGTTCCTCATCCAGCTTGCCTCTCATCTCAGACTTAAGCCATGCAACAACGTCGAAGTCTGTGATGTCGATGATGTCATCACGATCCAGCTTCTGTTTCTTGTAAACAGTGCACGGAGTGGTTGTTCTACGAAGCATACCGAAGACTTCCTCAGTCTTGCGGTTGCCCTTCATGTAACCCTTAGCACGGGCCTCATCCTCGGTAATATCAGCGTATGTAGACTTAATACGGCTGAACGGTGTGTGGTGTACGCCGGCCATAACGACCTTAACCCACTCCTGATTGCGATCCAGGAATTCCGGAGTTGTACCATTGATGTTCTTTGCATCCGGGAACAGATAATCGATAGATTCGATACCGTACTCAGCTGCATGAGCCAGGAAAGACTCCTTAAGAGAACCGTAGCTCTTAGCATCCTTAAGTGTGCCTGCCTGAAGATCCATGAAATCAGCGTGAGCGAGTTCGGAACCGTCTTCAGCAATGCCTTCAAATACATTAAATTTCATATCATTGTCTCCTTCCATGTCGAAGTGTTCGGCCTCTCCGCCGTCTTCATCATCTTCATCGTCGTCGCCTTCATCACCACTGGTCTGCTTCTTCAGATCTGCAGCGTTTTCAACAGCATAGGCGAATGCTGCATAAACCGTGTTTCTTTCATCTTCCGGAAGGCTGTTGAGAATCGCCTCCAGGTCCTTGGGTTTTTCAGCCACTTCTTTTTTCTCCTCTTTCTTTTCCTCATCGGCATGCTCAAGTTCTGAGTCATCGAAATATAAATGCTCACTCATTGAATCCATGTAGATAGTAGCCTCGTCAGCCTCGAAATCTGACTCCCAGCTGCCATCAGAGTGCTCGATGATCGGGTATTCAATAGTCGCTCCGTCATTTGCGCCGGCAAGGACCAGAGAAACTTCACGAACTCTACCGTGATAGACTCGGCCATTGCTCTCTTTAAGCTGATTCGCATAAATACTGAGCGCTGTAATATCACCATGCTGAATCAGATCTCTAGCGTTCTGACCCATCTCGGTGTTGTTCAAATATCCCTCTGCCCACAGGCCCTGAGGCTTGTTCGCAAGGACACAATGGCCAATTACAGCGTCAATGTCTTTGTGATTATGCATATAGACAAGGGGAACTTTCTTTCCATCCATGTCTTTAAAAGCATCCTGCTGGATTGTCCGCCCATCGGTGCATCTGACGTTGTTTCTGGAGGCCCAACCCGCAAAATCGTATTTCATAGCTTATCCTCCTTGACCTGCTTGGCTAAAATGTTCTTAATAGCGGCAGCATCTCCACTGCCTTCAGGAGCCACATCAGCAGGTTTTTGCTCTTCTGTTTTCTGGTTAATATTCTTGTTCCTAAGATCGTCAGCACCTTCCTGACTGGATGGTTTGATTCCAATGATCTGGCGGATCTCGTTCGAAGAAAGAATCTCGTTACGAGTGAACTTATCCGCAATTTCAGCCATCTGGTTAACCGGTACTAACTTAAACGCATCACGGAAGAACAAAATATCCTGACCTTGTGAACGAGCAGTCTGTGTAAGGAACTTCCAACGCATTGAATCGACGATCGCTGAGATAATCGGCTCTACGGTCCGGTTATGGTAGTTCAGCATTGTCTCTTCGTTAGCCGTTCCAGCAAAGACTTCTTCGGTCATACCCAACTGGCTGTAGACCATCTTTGTATAGAATTCAACTTGTGCTAGGAGTTTGTTTTCGATAGCTCGATTGAGCTGTGTGATGTGTTCGGCGGCATCGATGTATGCAACACCGTATTTGGATTTGGATAGCTGATCTTCAACTTCAACTCGTCTTTGCTCAGCAAGAGCTTTCTTTCCAGGCGATTTGAGTGAATAAGGTAGCTGTACAATTAGATCAAGCTTGCCTGCAGCATTCTGCTCGTCAATCGTATCCAGCAAGTTAAGTTTCCTGATCAGTCTCTGTAAAGTCGAATTATACTGATTCATTACAGAGTACAGCGGATTCTCAACGATTGCCGTAAATGACTTATCGACCATTATCTGCTCGTGTTTGCCAGTATCTTCATTGTAAAGATCCACTTTTACCTGGGTTGGATACCACTCGAGTATCTTTCCACATCTCAGTTCAAGCGGATCAAAGCTACCAGTATAGGGATTTCCGTCAGCTCGTGTAGGAACAATTGCAATAACACCTTCATCCATGATCGACATAGCCACATCCTGTCTGAATGCCCTGGCTGTCTGATCTCGATTGGCAGCAAGGGTGAAACAAGAATTAAGACCGGACTTGATGGGTTCTTTATACCGCCCATTTTCGTCCAGTCTTACATGTTCAATCCTCAATGCAGCCACATCAATGGCAATTCTGGTGTAAATCGCATTAACAAAAGAGCGCTCATTACCGTAATGGAGTCGTTTCCGATCTGGTCTCTGAGCGCTTCCGTATTCTCGTCTGATTGTCGGGTCTCTGCCCATGAACGCATTCCACGCATTCGTAAACCTGTTTAGTAAGCCCATAGGCAATTACCCCCATTTTGAATTAACTACAAGTCTTGTGTCTTCCGTGTAAAGCTCATCTGAGCCATCAAAGTGTCGAACCCGCCTGCTGCGCTTCTTTACTCCCTTAGATTCTTGTCCGAGTTTGTAATACTTTTCCCGACCTCTAGGTCTGTTAGCACGGGCATATTGCGTTGGACTCTGAATCGGAGTATTGCCAGGAGTGGGATTCTTGGCATTGTTCATAACCTCACCAACACTCTTTCGCCTGTGGCTGGTATCGGTATGCTTAGGGTTAAGAATAGTAGATGGCGCCTGCTTTTTAGAGATCGGCTTACGTCCTGGACGTCTTACGGTAACTCCAGAACCGCCACTAGTGTATTTCTTCTTTCTAGCACGAGGTCTAGATGAAGTTGAGCTCTCACTAGAAGCCTGTTTACCCAAAGCGGCTGCTCGTCTATAAGAACCCTCAGCAAGACGTGCTTCTTTAGCTGCGGCATTCTTGTATGCTTGACCGTAGTAATTAGCATTACCGCCTAGTGAATTAGCCACATCATTGCGTTCTTTTGCTTTTATCTGATGATCAGCAGCATTCCAAACTTCAGCTTTTGCCTGGTCTTTGGCAGTCCTAGCTTTACCCTTTCCATTATTAAAGAGCTTGGTGTTTGGGCCGTCTTTATACTCATACTTCCATCTATCAATCGTCTTAGGAACAGCCGTTTTCTTATGAGCTTGTTTGTACTTACCAGTAGCCTTGTCATAAAGACCAGCGATGGAATGATCATACTTCCACTGTGCACGGTTAGCTTTCTTAGTAGCTTCCCACTGACTCATACGAGCGCCTTTTGCTTCTACGTCAAGTTGTCTAGCGCCTTCTTTGTTAGCCATGTATTCTCTTACATTACCGGCTTTCTTATTAGCATTTGCAGCTCGACCCTGAGCATTAGCACGTCTGGCTTTATCGTCGGCATCATTACGCTTTTGTACCATTTCTCTATGGGCATCAGCTGCCTGCGTCTTGTACTTGCCACCGAGAGCATTATAAGCCTTTTCTTTAAAGGATTTTGGCTTTTCGCCGGTTTCACCAACAGCTAAACCTCGACTTCCAGAACGAGACCCATTAATTACGAGATGCTTATCCTTTATAGAAATCTTCTCGTCAACCTTCGAAGCACCACCAACCTTGCTAGCCATCTTGGTTCTGAATTCAGCTACAGACATTCCTGCCTTCTTGGCCATTTCTTTAAGCTTCTCGTCATCTTCACCAGATCCACCGCCAGCTCCAGCTTCACCCTTGCCGGCCATGAGATGTTTACCCCACTTCATGCCTTTAACGCCGTGATGCTCAAGGTACGGTTCGCCGGCATTGATGAAAAGAGTGCCGTCTTGAATAGTAGAACAAAAATCATCGCTATGCTTAGCTGCCCAACGTTCTTTCCAACGCTTTGCCCGTTTAACGCGGTATGCGTTACCTCTTATCCTTGTATTGGTAAAAGTTGTTTTGTCAGTAGATCCAGTCGAAGTGATTGTTTTGTTTTTAGCCTTGGTCGGCTTATCCGGTTTCGGATTTTTAACTTTGTATTTTGTACCGGCAACATAAGTATGACTTTGAACAGTCAACGGAAGACCAGCAGCAGTTGCGCCAATACGCAAAACGATATTAGCGGCTATTTCTTTTCCGGTATCAACTTTTCTCCGAACATCTTTCCCTTTAACATCATAACCTTTTTTCATAGCTTCGCTAATAAGCCTAGCGTTTTCCTTTTCCAGGTTTTTTATGTTTTTAGTATGATCCTTAGCTTTTGACTCGGCATCTTTGCTTTTCTGAAGGTACTTTTCTGCTTTTTCATAGTTCCCTTTGGATTTCGCTCTTTCTGCCTTTTGTTTCCAATGATTGGCATCGTGTTCATTATCAGAGCGATATCGAACTTGCCAGGCCATATCTTTATCGTTCTTATTCAACGTCTTAGTATACGATCTAGCATCTCTTTTCTTACCGGCTGGCGTTAAAGATCCATCAGCATTCTGGAATCTTCGAACGCCCCAACGCTGGCCTTTAATGCCGTGATGAGCAAGACCTTCGGAAGAATCGATGAAAAGAACACCATTTTGAATTAGTGAAGGATCGAAAATGTCGCTATGTATTATTCCGGTTTTCTTGAAGAAGTTCAGATAATCATCATCGTTCCATGTATCCATTCCGCCTCCTGGAGGGTTGTTATTGTTGTGATCATCATCGTCATGATCATGAATTTTATTGATTTTATCCAAAACATCCAAAATAGCAGACTTAGATTCAGCTTTAGCCTTTACTGCTTTGTGCTCCTGTTCATCAGCGGCAGCTTTAGCTTTTCTTTGAAGTTCAACAGCCATGGAACTATCACGTTGTTCTTTGGCTTGTGCTCTCTTTTCTGCATTTTCTGCTCGTTGAGCATCGGCGTCTTCTTTGGCTTGTTTACGAACTCGATCTTCGTCTTCAAGTTTAATGCGCCGCTCACGATCCTCGATATCGCGCTTTTCTTTATCTTCGGCACGCTTAGTTTCAGCGTCTTCCTTAGCCAGTTTACGCTTTCGATCCTCTGCTTTTTCCTTGGCCTCGGCTTCCTGCCTAGCTTTCTTTATCGGACTGAGACTTGTACCAGTAACATCCTCGTAAGCCTTAGCCATAGTTCCAACATTTTGGGCAATTGTACCGACAGCTTTTGCAATCTCAACGCCCTTCTGAAGAGTGGCCATCTTCATCTCATCTTCGAGCTTAAATCGCTCATTGAGCTTTCTTATTTCCTCATTAGTAAAGAGATCCTTATTGGCCATTACACCAAGACGAGTCTTTGAGGCTTTATCTTTCTTCTTCTGAAGTTTCTCGGCTTCTTTTTTCTCGTGATGTGCCTTAACTGCCTTAACCGCATTCCCTCCAGCTTTTACGCCAGCCTTGAACGCCTTACCAACCGCCTGAGCAGCACCCTTTGTCGCATAACCAAGTCTTTTACGACCAGCATTAGTTAGGGAGCCGTCCTTATTCTGGAATCTTCTAACGCCCCAACGCTGACCTCTGATTCCGTGATGGGACAAATATAATGTACCATCTTCGATGCATAGATCTGAATGTGTAAGACCGAGACGTTCGGCTTCTTTGCTGTATTTCTTAATGTCTTCCTTCATCTGCTTGATCTCATCGTCGGTGTATGGAATCTGATGCTCCCAGACCATTGTATAATCGCTAAGCGAGGTGGCCATTTCTGTTATCTGATAAGCGAGTTCGTCGGCAACCGTTCGATCTTTAACCTTGCCTTTTATTACCCGGTCTTTAGAATCGCCAAGAATATCATCAGCGTCTTTCTTGGCGATACCTTCAATGTTGTTTCTGGCTTTCATGGCTCGATCAAAAACTTTGTTGGGGTTTTCCCCTTTAGCCACGAGAAAATAGTCATAGGAATTATACTTACCTTGATCTCCGTCCTCATATATATAGAACTCAGCATCCCATTTAAGCCG